CCGCAGGAACTGCAGCGACGTGTCGAACTCCTGCAGAAGACCGGGAAGGGCTTGGGTCGCGGTGTCCATCTCGCGCTTCCACGTAGCGCGATCAATGAACTGCCCGCCGGCATACCGCTCCCGTCTGGGCGACGCGCTCTTGACGCCACCTCTGGGAGCACGCCTCAGCGCCTCATGCGCCTTCTCAAGCGCATCGCGCCAGTCCAACCAATCGGCGTCTATCACGTCCAGAACCACCCCGGGCCCGTCACGGCCTTGTCCATCGCCTCGTTGTCGTTGCCGTCGCCGCCCTGATCCTCCCTGCCGTCATCCGGCACGCCATCCTGCCCTTGGTGCCCCTGAGCCAGCATGGCCTGCAGATTCTGAAGGTCGCGCTGTCCGCGCGAGTCGTCTTCCTCCATCGCCATTTGGCGCTGTTGCATCGTCTGCTGCTGCTCGTACTGCTCCATCTGCTGCAGCATCTGGACGCCCTGCGCCCAGGGCAACGGCAGGTCCCACGCAGGATGCTCCTTGAGTGCTTCCGGGATCGGTTGATCGAGAACGCGCCACACATACCGCGGCGTCGTCAGCCCGCCCTGCAGCATCTGATTCCAGACCGACACATCAGCCGACGCGTCCCACTCCCCGAGCCCAACGAACTCGAACGAGTAGCGCCTGTCTGGGTACAGACGCCAAATGAGCCGGCGGTTGATGAACGACGCAACAAACCGCAGGAGTGGCGTGAGCCCGCTGTCCTGGCTGTACTTGAGCTTGCTTTCGGGACTTGCCTGACTCAGCGGCGGCCTGAACGGGCTCAGACTTTCAAAGCCGGTCTCCTCTGGGTGTATGCGGAACTTGGCGTGCATCACGAGCGCCACGGCGAACGTGAACTGGTGGTACTCCATGTCGCGGGAACTCAGGTCGAAGGGCGTCCACACAACGCTGCTGCCCTGCTGAGGCTCGGCTGTCAGCATGGGGATCGCCCAGCGGTTCGACACCCCCTGCATCATCTGACGCCACTGAAGTTTGAAGTGCTCGAGCTGCCTGTTGTCCACCTTGCCGAGCAACATTAGAAGGCCCCGCGGCAGGCTATCCTTCCTGAACCTCGAGGCGTTGTACTCGCGGCAGTAGAGCCAGACGGTGATGTCGTCTATCGCTTGCTCGACTTCCGAGTATCCGTACCCTCTGGACTGCTGGTCGGTGCGCATGTTGCGCACGGCCACGCTCAGTTCGTCGCTCGTGAACTCGTCTTCGATCACGCCTCCGCTCGTTGCGAGCTTCACGTATCGGATCGGCACTCCACCTGCGTTCGTGCGCTGTGTCGGATACGGCTTCACTTGCGCCACGCCGTTCTTGAGGCCCGCTGGCTCTTCGCGCGACCGCCGAACGAGGCCGCCGTCAATGCAGGCGAACGAAACTACAGGATAACGCTCCGGCGCTGTCTTCGACGCCCACGTGCGCACAGCCACCTGGTCCAACGTCAGGCTGTCGCGCACAAACTGCTTGAGGAAGCCGTCGAACCCTGGCTGGTAGCTCCTCGGGCACTCCTCCTCAGGAGGCGAGCAGAAGCCCGTCTCACGCACGAACTGCTCGAGTTCCCGCATACGCGCCGTGTCAGCCTCGCTCGCCTCCTGCTCGGGTATCGTCATGCACACCCGGAAGCCCGGGGTCCGTGGGTGCCCGAACCGGTACTCCGGCGTGTCTGAGAACGCACTCACTTGGTCAACACGACGGTTGATGATCGCTGTCGTCACGCCGCAACTCTCGGCGAACCTGCGCAGTCGGTCGAATGTCGTCCCCGTGGGCTCGACGACGCCGGGGCCGCTGTCGTAGTAGCCGAGGAAGCCCAGCCCCTCGCTGACCTTCGCGCCCTGCAGTGCGGCCTCGACGCGCCGAGCGATTGCCTTCTCCAGCACATCGCCACCGTTCGCGGGCTTGGCTCCGCCGCCCATCCAGTGCCGTATACGCTCGATCGGGCCTCGGCGAGATGGAAGCCACTCTATGGTGCCGTCGTCCTGTACTCTGGCAAGGGCCGTCCCCATCAGTTCACCTCGTCACCTTCCAGTACGCGCCGCAGTTCAGCCGCCGCCGCGCGAACGCGCAGACGCACAGTATCTCGCGTTCGGCGCTCGTCGCGCGCGACTTCGCTTGTCGTTTCTCCAGACACGACTACACGGACGAACGCCCGGCGGTTCGTCGGGGGCAACGCGGAGATCGCTCGCCCGAGATCCACGACGAGCAACGCAGCCTCCTCAGTACCCAGAGATGGCCGGTTGCTATGGCACTGCGCTAGGCGTTCCCGCATCCGGGCCGTCCGCCGCACGCTGTCCACGCAGAGGTTGCGCATCACCTTCCGTGCCCACGGACGGAAAGCCGCGAGATCGCATGGCCGCCGCTCGCTGCTTAGCATACGCACGATCGTATCCTGCACGATGTCCTCGGCATCATCTGCGGACCGCGAGTAGACCCCCGCCTGACGGAGGAGCCAAGCACGGTCCGACACCACCATATCGGGCACGGAAGCGGCGCTCATTCCCCGGCGCCCTTCCGCGGGCGCCACCCGGCGAGCACTGTCCTCCCCCAGAACTCCACTTGCGTCCGGGTGCAGATCACGCAGTGGACCGCGTAGCCCGGATCTAGGTTCAGTTCCGGCTCATCGTAGTACGCCAGGAGCGCCTCGTCGGCCTCCGCTGAGCAGCGCGGGCACAGCCACTCACCGAGATCAGGCCGCTCAACGCACTCGCCGCCGGTCTCTGCCGCAGCAGATCGCGGCTTCTCAGGCCCCATACCCAACCACTCGATCTTCATGGGCGCCACATGCGCAAAGGCCAAGTTCAGTGCGTCCATGTCATCGGGGGAACGGCCAAGCCGTGTCTTCGTGTCGGCCTTGGGCTCGACGACCCGTCGGCCTTGGGCGTCAAGCTTCCACCGAGGCGACATTGCCTGTCTGCGCAGCAACCTGAGCGCGTAGTCGTCGAGGCGTCCGAGGCGCAGCCGGCCCTCTGACGCTCGTTCAGCCGTGGCAAACCAGAGCTCGCTTCGTCGGTTCGGATACCGCTCGGCGTCGCGTGCTCGCGCGCCGGCAGAGCAACCAACGAAGCGGAACTCATCAGCCTGGTCCACAACCCCCCCGCCGACGCCGTCGTCGTCCACATTGACCGTGATCTCGCGCGGGTCTTCCCCCTTCCGCGCGTACATCCGGCACAACTCCTTGAGCCTGCCAGCGGTCTGCTGTGTGCCCCAGCCGTTGTGGGTCTCGTGGTGCAGAACGATGTCGCCGCGACGCACGACCATGCTGGTGTTGTCATCGCCGAACCGTGCGACATCGCAACCTATCACCGCCGGTTCCTGCGGCAACGGCCCGACCCACGTCGCCATATCCCAGAGTGCCTCGCTCCATACGCTCTGCGTAGCCTGGCTCGGCCAGCGCCCGAGCACCCGACTCTCAAACCACGGGTCGGGTCGATACCACTGCCCGCCACCAGGCGGCCACTCGACGTCGCCCGCGCGCTTGTCGGATGCAACGATCGGCGTCGTCTCGTTGCGCACGGCATCCTGGACCCAGCGCAGGCGCACAGCGTTGGGATACGGCGGCTCTTCGCCGCGCAACTCGGCAGTGATGTTCGGGTGCTCCAGAACGCCGACCGTGATGACGTGGAAGTTCCCTCGAAGCTCTTCCTCGTAGGCACGGGTCGACGTGTCCGTGGGGTTGCAAATGGCCAGCCACCAGACATCGGGGGACGTCATCATGCCCTCGGCTGCCTCCCAGAACATGGTGTCCACGCCCACGCACTCGTCGAAGATGATCCCCAAGTGCCCTTCGTGGCGGCCCTGAAATGCCTCTGCGCTGCTTGCCGTCGCGCCCTCAGCGAAGTGGTTCGCCGCGGTCTCCATTCGTGGGTCTTTGGGCAACAGGTAGGTTGGCCCGCTCACACGCTGGCCGGCCCGCTGAACCCGAATCTCCTTCCACAGCACATCCTTGACCTGCTTGGCCGTCGGCGCGGTGCTCAGTGTGACGCTCGGGTTGAACGTGTCGAAGTGCCAGAGGACGAGGCCGGCGGCAACGAAGGTCTTGCCCACCCCATGAGAGGCTTTGACGAGGACGCGCCGGTGCTGCACCACGGCGCGCGCGATCTCCACCTGCTTCGACCACCACTGCGCGCCCAGGACCTCTCGGGCGTACAGGCAGGGATCAGTCTGGTGTGTCGGGCGTCTCGGCGCGGCGAGGAGTGCGTCGTGCTCTACGCGCTCTCGCGGCGTCATAAATCTCCGCAAGTCGCGCAGCTCGCTGCTCGTCGGTAAGGTTGCTGTAGTCATCCGTGATGTCTGTGGGTTGATTGCGCAGCAACCGCGCCTTGTCAACGCAGGTCGCAAGTGCGCTCGCCACGTGATGCAGTGGAGCGCCCTCGATCTTCTCGGGCATGGTATCAATCATGCGCCAAGCCAGATCGTCAAGGCGCTCCGCCATCTCGGCCTTCGTTCGCTCGGCTATCTCCTCCACTGCGTCAGTCATCCTGCGTGTTCCTCTGATCCAGTTCCTGACCGTGCAGACCGGTATCCCCGTCTCACGGGCTGTCCGCGCGATCCCGCCCCTATTGGCCTGCGAGCAGGCCATGACCTCAGCAACTTGCTCATCGCTGTACTGTCGCGGTCGCGGTCGCCGCCCCTTGCGCATGCTCGTCTCCAGCGTGACCAGCCGGAAACACGGAACGCCCCCGAGAGACACGTGCCCAATGGCACGGCTCCGGGGGCGTCGATAGTGGCCCGTGATTCCGCTTGCCGTTACGACGGCTGCCGGTCAGGACCAGCGTCCGTCACGCCTCAGTATACGCCGAATCGCGCAACGATGCAACGGTAGAAGCGTGCTTGACAAACAGCCTGCCACCCCGCACGGCGACCATGACCTGCGTTCCACACCGCGCACAGGCAAACCGCTGCTCAGCGCCGTCGCAACGCAGCACCTCGCAGAAGAACCGGTCACAGAGCGGGCACCGGATCTCCCTGTCCTGGAGGGCGCCAGCCTCCATCTCGCTACCGGCCCAGTATCTGCGGCATCTCGGTCGTGGCGGCCGCCGCGACCGTGAAGAGCTCCCACTCTCCGTTCCTGCGCCGGCCCCGAATGCGTGCGCCGCGCCGGGCCTCGAACGTCAGCAGCCCACTCACGGCATCGCTCGTCTC